GCGTTTGCGTTCGACTTTGCGAAGATGGCTGCACATGATGCGTCTGTCCGATGCAAGGATGGTAAGGGTGGTTTAAGCCTTTATACGATGCCGGGAACGCTGATATTTGACCAGCGTGAGAAGTTGGCAGAGGTAGCGTTGAAAGAGGGCTGTGATGCGTTGTTCTTTGTGGACAGCGATATGCGGTTTCCTCCTGACATTATTACTATTCTGCTGAGTCGTGAAGTGCCTATCGTTGGCGTTAATGCGACTACGAGAAGGAAGCCTGTAACACCTACGGCTAAGAAGATGACGCGATTTATGGACGGTGAGACTCTCGTTCATAAATGGGAAAACATCGATAGTCGTGGTAAAGAGGGTATTGAGGAGGTTACAGCGGTTGGATTTGGTGCTGTACTGATCCGCAAAGAGGTATTTGAAAAGACTGGCAGACCTTGGTTTGATGCTGGATGGGGTAAGAATGGAGTCTGTGGCGAGGATGTTTATTTCTGCGTCAAGGCTGCATCAGATGGATTCCCGACCTACGTTGACCATGAACTGTCCATGCACATTCGACACATAGGAACCTATGAGTACGGATGGAAAGATTTTGAGCAATTAGAGGAATGATATGCCGTTTACTTCCTATTCGGACTTAAAGACTACGGTAGCAAGCTATCTAGCCCGTAGTGATTTGACAACCGTCATTCCTGATTTTGTCCGACTAGCAGAAGAACGGCTAAGACGAGACATTCGGACTCGTCAGATGCTTGTAGTTGCCACAGCGACAACGACTGGCGGTGGTTCTACGGTTGGCTTACCGACTGACTTCTTAGAGATGCGCGATGTACATCTAAACACTATGCCGGTGTTTACGTTGCGCTACAAGGCTCCTAATAGCTTCTATGAGACTGCAAGGACTACCGAGAGTGGTAGACCTGTGGACTACACGATTCTCGGCTCAGAGATTCAATTAGCTCCTATTCCAGATACATCTTATACGTTGCAAATGTTGTATTACTCTAAGCCTACGCTATTGAGTGACGCGAATCCGAGTAACGTATTCCTAGCGAACTATCCTGATGCGTTGCTGTATGCGTCACTAGGGGAAGCAGAGCCGTATCTGATGAATGATGCTCGTTTGCAAACATGGTCTGCTTTGTATGATCGTGCGATTAGTGCTATCAATACGTCTGACCAGTCGAGCGAGTACAGCGGTCAACCAATGTCAATGTCTTATAACGTGAGGTAAATCATGGCAGAAATGTCGAACTACCTAGAGAATGCGCTGATTAATGCGACTCTACGGAATACATCTTTTACAAGTCCTACGACAGTTTACGTAGCACTTTATACAACTGATCCTACCGATCCTAATACTGGTACTGAGGTATCTGGTGGTTCCTATGCCCGTGTAGCTGTGACGTTTGGTGCGCCTAGTAACGGTGTCAGTACGAACTCGGCTAACGTAGAGTTTCCTACTTGCACATCGTCATGGGGAACGATAACGCACATTGGCATTATGGATGCGTTGACTACTGGGAACTTGCTGTATCACACAGCGTTGACCACATCTAAAGTGATTGATGTTGACGATATTTTCCGTATTACAACTGGCAACCTATCTGTGACCCTAGCATGAAGATTGATTTCTCTTTTGATACTCAGTACGGTAAGTTCTGCGATGCTCTGCATTTGCCTGATGACCATACGTTTAGCGAATCAGAGATTGAGGCTATGAAGCAGCAGCGGTTAGATAACTGGATTGCTGTTATTACTGCTCCACCTTCAGAAGAACCAGAGGAATGATAAATGGCAGATCGCTATTGGGTTGGTGGGACAGGCACATGGAGTAGCACCAACACGGCTAACTGGTCAGCCTCATCAGGTGGGGCTAGTGGCGCTTCTGTTCCTACGGCTGCGGATAACGTATTCTTTGATGCTAACTCAAACGTAGGAACAGGCACATTTACTGTCACAATGGCAGATACGCCGAGGGTTTGCAACGACTTCACAGCTTCTGGTCTTGATGGAACGATGACCCTAGCAGGTACAAGCATTGGCTTGACTGTTAGTGGCAGTTTATCTTTCCCTGCGACAAACTTTACTCGTACCTATACAGGTACGACCACATTCAATGCCACGACCACGGGCAAGACAATAACGACTAACGGTGTTGCTTTTGGTGCTGCCGTTACGCTTGACGGTGTTGGTGGAGAATGGACACTTGGTTCTGCGCTTACTATGGGCGCAACAAATCCACTAACGCTCAATAATGGAACATTTAATACATCAGCAAGCAATTATAATGTTTCAGCGCAGGGATTTGCTTCATCCAATTCAAACACAAGAACAATAACATTAAATAATTCTACGTTGACATTTAGCACTACTGGTACTGCTTGGAGCATGGCAACTAGTACAAATGCAACGGTAAATGCTGGAAATTCAACAATATCATTAAGCGGTGGAAGCCCGACATTTGCTGGTGGAGGTCTTACTTATTACAACGTATCTTTTACTTCAGCATCAGCAACACCTGTAGTAAAAACAATTACAGGTGCAAACACATTTAACAATCTGACGTTTTCTACGATTTCTTCTGCTGGCTTAAACAATATAAGCATAGGCGCAGACCAAACAATTAACGGAACATTGACTGTCAACGGTTCTAACGGCAACCGTAGACAGTTTGTTCGTTCAAGCGTAATCGGAACATCTCGCACATTAACTTGCGCTGCTATTGCGGCGATGACCGATGTTGATTTCCGTGACATCACAATAGCTGGTGCAGCATCTCCGTTGTCTGGTACGCGATTGGGGGATTGCGGAGGTAATACAAATATTACGTTCGTTGCTGGAACAAATAAATATTGGAACTTGGCGGCAGGTGGTAACTGGAATGCAACCGCTTGGGCAACAAGTTCAGGTGGCGGTGTGGCAGATACAAATTATCCACTACCCCAAGACACAGCAATTATCGAAAACACAGGCTTAACGGCAGGCAACACCATAACGATTAATGGTGGTTGGAACATTGGCACGTTAGACGCATCAACACGTACTAACGCAATGACGTTAGCATCCAGTACAACCACGCCAACATTCTACGGAAATTTCACGTATGGTTCAGGTGTAACACCAACAGGTACTGGTATTTATACGTTTTCTAATAGATCAACCAAAACAATTAATTCTGGAGGAAAAACATTTACTCAGCCTGTAACGATAGACGCACCGGGTGGTGGTATTCAGCTTGTTACAAACGATCTTACGCTAGGTTCAACGCTTACAACAACGCTTACACAAGGTACGTTAGACCTGAACAACCTAACATTAACAACTGGTTTATTTAGTTCAAACAACTCAAATACTAGAACAATTGCATTTGGAACTGGAAATATTACTTGTACTGGAGCCGGTACTGTTTGGAATACAGCAACAGCAATTGGATTAACCACAACTGGTACACAAGTAGTCAACGTAACTTCAGTAGGTTCATCAGCTATTTTAGTTCAGCCGGGTTCTTTATCTGAAACTGACGCTATTAGTTTTAATTTTACTGGTGGAACTTATGCCTTAAGTAATATCTTTGGTCTTACATCGTATGCAGTAAGAAATCTAAACTTTACTGGTTTTGCTGGCACTCTAAATGCAATCGCTGGTGGGATTGTTTACGGTAATTTAACAATTTCTACTGGCATGACAGTAGCGTCAGCTAATGCAACATTAACTTTTAGAGCTACTAGCGGTACACAGTTAATTACTACTAATGGCAAAACATTAGATTTTTCTATTACGTTTAATGGAATAGGCGGCACATTCAGGCTTGAAGATGCTTTTACAATGGGTTCTACACGAACCATGATTTTAACAAATGGTACGTTAAACTTAAACGGCAACACTTGCACAGTAGGAACACGATTTACAACTGCTACTGGTACTAAAAATCTTACATTTAACGGTGGAACTTTAGTTTGTCCTGACCCAAATACAACGTCCTTTAATAACGCCGCACCTACTAATTTTACCACTACAGCAGGTACTGGCACAGGCACGATCTCCATGACTGCTGCAACTGCTAAGACGTTTGTTGGTGGCGGGTCTACGTATAACTGCACATTGAACCAAGGCGGTGCTGGAACGCTGACGATTACTGGCGCGAATACGTTTAACGACATCACGAATACTAACGCTACAGCAAGCCAGATTACGTTCCCTGCTAGTACGACAACAACGGTTAATGCGTTTACCTTGTCAGGCTCATCTGGTAATTTGGTATCAATTCGTAGCTCTACGCCGGGTACACGATTCACACTATCTGACGCTTCAGGAACAGTAAGCGTATCCTTCCTTGATATTCAAGACAGTAATGCAACGGGTGGTGCTACTTGGCAAGCATTTACCGCCAATGGTAATGTTGACTCAGGTAATAACCTTGGTTGGGTATTTACTGCTGGTAACTATGTAGATGCAGCAGCTTCAGTAACCGCAGATGCTACTGTTACTGGTTTGCCAACAAGGATTAGGTTATTTGCAGGAGATATATCGGCTAGTGCTGCTATTGCTTCTCTTGCATATAGGATAAGATTATTTGCAGGTGATATTACTGGTAATGCCTCGGTTGAGGGTCAGGGAGTCAGGGTTAGGATAGCGTCTGGTGATGTTACTAGTAACGCAACAGTTAGCGGTGTTGGGAATATAACGGCTGGTGGTGCTGCTAGTGTGACTGGTTTTGCTGATGTATCGGCGTATGCTAGTGCTACCTATAGCTTTAAGCCTGTAATAACAGCAACTGCTGATGTTGTGGCTAATGGTCAGATTGTAGGCGAGGAGTGGGGTGATACAACTCCGACATCTTCGACTTGGACTACATCCTCACCAGAGGTAAGCGGTTGGTCTAATGTAACTGGAACGTCTAGCACTTGGTTGAGACAATAATGGCTAAATCAAAAATTATGTTTGGCGAGTGGTTGCCAGATCAGCCCGGAGTAACTGGGGCTTTAACGGATGCGGTGAACTGTTATCCAGTTGCTAATGGTTATGCGCCATTTCAGGGTGAGTCTAATTACTCGAATACGGCTGGTGCTGAGTTGCTAACGAGTTTCGCTGGTCGGTTTGGTAGCGTAATTACGGTATTTGCGGCTAGTGCTACTAACCTGTACAAGTTTGATGCGGGTGATACGTCACTTGATCCGCTAACGACTACGGGTTATGCAGCCATTGAGTATTGGGATGTCACTCAGTACGGTAACAAGATGATTGCTGCTAACGGAGCAGACAAGTTACAGGCTTATGAGCTAGGGGTTAGCACCTATTTCGGTGACTTAGCGGCTGCTGCTCCAGAGGCTCGGTATGTAACGGTGGTCAAAGACTTCGTTGTAGCGGCTAATGTTGCTGGTGGAAACGAGAGTACGGTCTACTGGTCGGACATTAACGATGAAACGGACTGGACTCCGGGTGCTGCTAGCCAATCTGACTTTCAGGTTATCCCTGACGGTGGGGATATTACGGGTATAGCGGGTGGTGAATTCGGTCTAATCTTCTTAGAGAAGGCGATTTACCGCATGACCTATGCTGGTAGCCCGTTCTTTTTCCAGTTTGATGCCATTTCTAGGACTTTGGGATGTATAGCTCCGGGTTCTGTAGCGCAGTTTGGTGGACTAACCTACTTCCTAGCGGATGATGGGTTCTACATGACTGATGGTCAGACCATGAAAAACATTGGCGAGGAGAAGGTAAACCGTTGGTTCTTTGAAAGAGTACAAAGAAGCAACATGAGATTTGCGATTTCTTCTGCTGTAGAGCCGATTAAGAAGCTGGTTATCTGGTGTTATCCGCTACAGTCGGGTGGATTTGAGTTATTGGTCTATTCGATACCCTTGCAGAAGTGGTCTTACGTCCAGACTACGGCTGCTGCTATTAATACGCTGATGACTGCGACTGTTACTCTGGAGAATCTTGATAATTACTCAGCAAGTCTGGATGCTTTGGTGGTTTCCCTAGACGATCCGCAATGGGCAGGTGGTATTTTGATCTTTGCAGGGGTAAGTGGTCAGAGAATTATCACATTTGGCAACTCTAATAAGACTGCGAGTGTCGTATCGGGTGATATTGACGTTGGCAGGTCTACAGTTTTGCTAGCAAAGCCGATTGTGGACGGTGGAAGTGCGTCTGTAGCGGTAGCTAGTCGGGATTTGTTGTCAGATCAGGTACTTTTTGGTGATTCGGTAGCTGCTGATGCTGAGAATCGGTGTTCTTTGCGGTCTAATGGGGAATATCACCGTATTAAAGTGACTGCTACTGGTACGAATTGGAAAACATTGGTTGGAACTGAGATAGAAGTCGTGCAGCAGGGTAATCGATGAGACGTATTCAATTCCAGACGTTACCTGTATTTGGTGGAGACCAGAGGCAGGTTGCTGAGGTTGTTCGTGGTGCTATGAATGGCAAAACGAATAACACCGGAGAGATTACGTTAGCTACAGGGAACGCTACGACTACGACCTTGTACGATGACCGTATAGGCTTTGACAGCCTTATTTTCTTCGTACCCTTATCTGCGGCTGCTGAGGCTGATTCAGCGCCTTACGGAGCGTTTCAGGACACCACAGACCAAACCGCTGCTAATACGACAACTGCCTATGCTGTTACGTTTAATACAACAGACTATAGCAATGGAGTTTATCTTTCTAATAGTTCTCGTCTTAATGTCAGGAATTATGGAATTTACAATATTCAGTTCTCTTTTCAATATAAAAACACTACTAACGATGGTCAGGATGTAGACATCTGGTTTAGGAAGAATGGAACGAACGTAGATGGGTCTAATAGCCGATTTCATATGCCAGCGAGGAAAAGCACAGGCGATCCTAGTCACTTGATTGCTGCAATGAACTTCTTTCTAGAAATGAACGCTGGTGACTATGTAGAGCTTATGTGGAGGACTAGCGATGTAGGTGTTTCGTTAGAGCATTTCCCAACGAGTACAAGTCCGACTAGACCGTCTATTCCTAGTGCTATTGCGACATTGAATTATGTAGCACCATCAGCAACAACGAACTTATACGTTTCTACTCAGCAACAAGGTCAAGCAACTATTACACATTGGGCAAATGCTACAGCAGACAAAACTTACGGATATATCGTTGTCGGTTGAGTTCCGATACATACCAGTCGATCAACTAAGAAACTGGTGGGGGACTATTAAACCGGGGCTAGAGAAGGTAAAGACTCGGAGTCCTGAGAACTGGATTGTTGAGGACGTTTACACGGACTGTTTTAACCAGAAGGCTATGCTGTGGGTGGTCTTAAAGGATCAGCATTTTGCGGGATTCTTTATCTTGCAACCGATGGGTAATGAGTGTCATGTATGGGCTGCTTGGACGTTAGAAAATGATTATCAACTGGTAGATTCAGGGTTAAAATACATAAAAGACATGGCTCGTCAAGCAGGCATGAAATACCTGACGTTTTCGAGTCATAGGCATGGATGGCAGCGAAGGGCGAGAGCATACGGTTTCCGTCCTAGACGATGGATTTGCGAGGTGTGATATGGGTGGTGGCGGCGGTACTCAAGAGAGTAAAACAGAGATCAGCCCGGACTTTAAGCCGTACATAACGTATAGCTTAGGTGAGGCTCAGAGGCTCTATAAGGGTATGCCAGAGGCTCCTGAGACCTTGGCAGTATCTCCATCAGAAGCGACTCAGCAAGCTCTCCAGATGGCTCAGGAACGGGCTATTGGTGGTTCTCCACTACTACGGTCTGCTCAGGCTGAACAACTGGCTACGATTGAAGGTCGTGGCGTTAATCCATTTCTAGGTGGTGCTTTAGAACAGGCTAACCGTCTAGCGGGTGAGCAATATACCCGGAATATTCAGAATCTACAGTCTAAAGCGGCTTCTGCTGGTCGTTATGGATCGGCTGCTATGGGTCAGCAAACTGGTACGGCTCAGGATGTCTTTGCTCGTGCATTAGCGGAGCAGGGTGGTCAACTAGCGTATTCGAGTGCTGAAGCTGAGAGAGCTAGACAAGTTGCGGCTGCTCAGGCTGCTCCACAGATGGCTGCTGCTGACTATGCTGACATTCAGAGATTGTTGCAAGTTGGACAAGGTCGTGAGGGTTACGAGCAACAGGCTATTCAGGGTCGATTGGCTGCTCAAGACCTTCCGATGCAAAGATTGCAACGTGCAGCTAATGTATTCTATGGTGCGCCATTGGAGACTAAGACTACATCGACTCCGCAGGGAGGTAAATAATGGGCGATCCGGTAACTATGGCGATGATTGGTGCTGGCGTAGGTGCTGTCACTAATCCTAAAAAGCCTCTACAGGGTGCGTTGTTAGGTGGTGCGTTAGGTGGCTTTGGTGGTGCTTTTGCTAATGTTGCGAAACCTGCTGCTACGGCTATGGGTACTACGGCTGGTGGTGTTCCTTTAGCGATAACTGGTTCTACTCCGGGTGTCGCTTTGCCAAGTGCTGCATTACCAGCGTCTACAGTTAAGTTACCTGCTACTTTTTTGGGAGACCCCGGAGTTATGGCTACTCCTACTATGTCAATGAGTCTTCCAAATACATTGCCATTTGCTAACCCAACGATGCCGGGTGTTGTTTCAACTAATGCTAGTACAGGGCTTATTCCTTCAATGACTGCTGATGTAACGATGATGGATCGTTTCAAGGCTTTGGGTCAGTTTGGTAAAGAAAACCCTATGGTTGGTCAGGTAGGTGTTGGCGCGTTACAGAACATTATGCAGACTCCACCACCAGCACCATCAGCAGGATTGCTGAGAGGTAATCCTATTCCTGTGGAACAGCAGCAAATGGCTATGCTCCAACAACCGCAGATCACACTTATCTAAGGTGACGTATGGCTAGTATTCAAGACATTCTTTCAGGTTTGCCAAATTTCTTTGGATCAACTCCAGAGGCTTACAGGGGTCTTTTGACTCCTGAGCAGAGTGCTGGCTTAGAGAAACGCGCAAACATTGGCGGCTTGTTAGGCTTTGCTGGTGCATTGGCTCAAGGTATGAGTCCACAAGGCTACCGTCGTTCGGCTTTACAGAACATTCTATCTGCGGCTGGTGCTGGCTTTGGTGCTGCTGGTCAGACTTATGAATCTGGCATTAATCAACTTGGTAACTTGCAGAAGTTGCAACAATCTCAGGCTCAGATTGATGCGATTAATCAGTTGCTGCGTAGACCAGAGATAGCTGCTGATCCAATGATGGTGGCTTATATTCGGGCTAATCCGGGTGAGGCTATTAAATACTTTGCAGAGATGGCTCCGTTGCAGAAAGCTATTTCTGGTGGTGCGCCTGTTACTCCTGCCTCTATTGTTCCGGCTCCTAGCGTTACTCCTACTCCTAGTGCTGCTGCACCTGCTGTTCCTAGTGCTGCGCCTACTGAGGGTGTATCTGCCGAAGCTCCTGCTGTAATGCCGGAAGTTGTTGTAGAAGCTAGACCAAGCCCTACGCTGGACTTTGAGAATCAGAAATCAAACCTGATGGGTCGTATT